CTCAACCAAGATGCTCCAGATGGTCCAACAACCAAACTGGAAGAGAATTGGACTGCTGACGTAGATTACTTTAACAATGATCGCAGGTATTTCTAATGAGTATGCCTTACATCACTAAGACTGAGATATATGAATATCTACATGCTATATGTAGCGAGTTATCGCCGCCTGTAGATGTGATGACAACATATCCTAGTGCTGGTGATCAAGTTGGTTATGGTGTTTATATAAACGGTCTAAACGCCGTGAATAGAACACCTTACAAACTTGGATTGCAAAAGTGTGGTAGCATCTATACTGTAACAGACGAATTCTATTTGATGTTCGTCAGTTTTCAGAATGATCCTAATGCACCTGCAGTAACAGAGGCTATAAACACTATGATTTACGATAGCGATCTTTGGGAAGGATACCATGAGGTGGATTTTACTAATAACGTCACATTCGGCGCTAGAAATAAAATCCGCACATATGTGATCAGTGCTAAAAGAGTAAATTTTAACATCACTGCCACAACTTAAAGGAGAACTACAATGGCACGTATAACAGTAAACGAAACTGGTAGCAACCCATTAGTATTATTATCAACTACTGTCGGTAGTAACGCACAGTTAGCAAATGGTAATATTAGTGGTTCAAATGTTCTATCAGTAATTTGCTTACAAGACTTGACCATCACATCAAGTACAGGTATCTACAGTTATGTAGATTTCTGTTCAAAAGATATTAACAAAGTAACAACTCCAGCAGATAATGAAATCAGCATGAACATCGTAATTGACCCAACAGTCTATTTCGGTGCTAATACTGCTAACACTAACGCTGCTGATCAGGGACTTGCAAGTTTGTCACAAAACAAAGTTCCTGTGCAGTTTTTAGTTTGTTGGAACTACAATGCTAACATTGCAGCAGTCACTAATGGTAACATTAGTAACGTTGCAAACGCTAATGTATACTGGACTTCAGGTACAGGATATATTAGTTCATTAGCACCAACGGCAGCACCAGATGCTCCTGTTTGGGTAACTCCAATCAGTATCGCTGTAGATGGTACCATGTACAATGGTGGTCCAGGCTAATATTGATAAAGCAAATAGGGGGATATGGCAACATATCCCCTTTTTATTATAGGTGAACAAATGAATGATACATGGTTAAGAACTAATGAAGAAAAATTACGAAGTTTAATTGCCGATGAGGCAAAACTTCTTCCAATGCTAACAAATATGGAAGCAACCATACGTCAGATGAAAGCCAAACAGGCATTTCGTCTAGCATTACTCAATCAATTATTGGAAGAAGAGTACGATAAATATAGTGGTAATTAATTAAAAAGGAGAAATAAATGAAACTATCACAAATCGCAGCAGAACCCCAATTAGTTGAAGTCACACTTGACGACAAAGAAACAATCAAAACATATGGCGAACCAATCGTATTTTATACATATGATCGTCAACCAATGGAAGTGTTCATGCGCCTTGCTAACTTAGATCAAAAAAATACAGGTGATTTGATTAATGTAGTCAAAACACTTATCCTTGATGAGAATGGGCAGCAAGTATTAACTGATAAGAATATGTTACCTACTAGCGTATTGATGAAAGCAATTGCTAAGGTGACCGAACAATTGGGAAAATAACAAACGACACCCTTGACCTTAAGAGTGCCAAGATGGTGTCGATATTACAGGTAGATGGGCTAGGTAAAAGATATGGTCTATTACCAAGCGAGGTGTTAGCGAGAGGTAATACTTTTGATTTGTATATTATGGATGCAGCAATGAGTTTTGAACAATATCACAATCATAAAGCAGCAAATGGTGGTAAAGCACCAGTACCAGATTATACAGAAGAAGAGTTGATGGCAATGTTGAATAAGGCAAAACAATGATAAAAATGAATCTACAATTTAGTAATAATCTAACGCCATTGCTCAAAAAGCAACAGCAGGCTATAAAAAAGATTCCTGATGAAGCATACAAAGTGTTTGTGAAAGAAACACCTGTACGTAGCGGTAATGCAAGACGTAAAACAAAACTAAAAGGTAAAAAAGAAATAGTTGCTGATTACGCCTACGCAGAAAGATTGGATCAAGGTTGGTCAAAACAAAGCCCTGAAGGTATGATAAAACCTACAGAAGATTACATTATTGATCGCTTCAACAAAATAGTGTCAGGAAAATAATATGAGCGTAACCAGCACAGCAACACTTAATATCAATAGTACACAAGCACAGCAAAGTCTTGCCAAAGTACAAAAACAAGTTGATAGTTTAGGTAATAGTTTCGGTAAACTACGTAACATTGTTGGTGGTCTTGCAATTGGTGCAATGATTACCAATATGTTTCGTGCTGCTGATGCCATTACTGATCTTAGTGATGCGACTGGTCTTGCTGTATCAAGCATTATGGCATTGCGTCAAGCATTCCAACTTAGTGGTGGTGATGCTGAAGGTGCAGAGCAAGCAATACTAAAATTATACCAAAGCATTGAAGATGGTGCTAGCGGTAATGACAAACTAATACAAGCATTTCAAAAAGTTGGTGTAACTTTACAAGATTTAGGTACATTATCAGAAGAAGAAATAAAAAATAAAGTTATTGTTGGTTTAGGACAATTAGGTAATACTAGTGAAGCAGTTGCCATAAAAATGGAATTGCTCGGTAAAAAAGCACGTAATGTTGATTTTACCAAAGTAGCAAAACAATATAAAGATTTAGAAGCAGCATCTAAAGATGCAGAACCAGGTATAATTGCTGCTGGCCAAGTATTTGATAATTTAAATAAATTTAAAGGTGAATTTGGTGCTGCATTAGCCAAAGAATTTAGTGGTGCATTAGAAATTTTAGTTGAGTTAACTAGCAATACCAAATCATTAGCAGAATCACTTGCACAATTAACTAAAATTGTTGCATTAGCAGTTGGTACATGGGTCATATTTAAACAACTAATTCCAGGTATAACTGCATCTTTAAATATATTAGAAGGTTTATTGTCTGGTAAATTACTCAGTTCAATGAGTAGATCAGTAGAAGGTATAAAAAGAAGTGCCACTGCTATAAAAACAATGAGTGGTAAAATTACTGAAGCAGCATTAGCAACAGCGGGCGCAGTAACTAGATTTGATAAATTTAAACAGGTTATATTCTCATTAGGTGCAATATTAGGTAATTCATTACGTATCCTATTGCGTTTTGCAGGTGCTGTTGGTGTAATCTATACTGTTGCACAGGCAATTGACTTTGTTTCAGATAAAATATTAGGATTAGGTAGTCCATTAAATTGGTTAAGTGAAAAATTTACACAACTAACTGATAAGGTAAAAGAATTTTTTGGATTACTATTTTATGGTGATACACAAGCATTTAAAGAAAGTAGTGAAGGTGCAAAAGAACTTAATGAAGAATTGACTGAAGTAGTTACTAATGCAGCAGCCACAAGAGATAGATTGGCTGAATTACGCAAAGAAAATGCAAAATTCTTAGATAGCGTAAAAGAAATTACTACTGCATACAAAGAACAAAATGCTGAAAGATTGCAGTTGTTAGCCAATGATATCAAATATCTGTCTATGACGGATGAACAGATTGCATTGGATAAAAATAGAATTGAAATTCACAAAGAATTTATTAATACATTGGATGAACTTGCTAAGAAACGCAAAGAAGCAATGGAAGATCCAAGCAAGGGAGCAACTGTTGCTGCACAAATTGATGCTGAAATTGCAAAAGTACAAGAGTCAGCAGCAGTCACACAAAGCGAGAGTGCCAAAAAGATTAAGGCTTATTATGCAGAAGTTGCTGCAATCAAAGCACAGAAAGATGCACTTGATGATATGGCACGTGCATTCACACAAGCCAATGCATTACAAGATTTAGAAGAAGAATTATCATTGCTTGGTCTAACTGGTGATGAATTAGAAAGACAAAAAACTATATTAGAAGCACAGCGTCAATTGCGTGAGCAAATGCAAGGTCTTGCAAAACAATTATTAGAACTTGATATTGAACGTTCACGTATTGGTGATGAAGCATATAATAAAGAAAGACAGCGCATTATTCAACAAATGAATGATGCACAGGCACTTGCTGATGCCAAAATTGCAGCAAAAGAACGTGAACTTGAAAAGGTTGCTGAACTAGAAAATAACTATCAAGCAGGTGTCAAAAAAGCATTAGAAGATATTGCCGAACAATATAAGCCAATCAATATGGCACAAGAAGCAGTGAAAAAAGGTTGGGGCGCAATTGAAAATGCTGTAGATACAATGGTAGAAACAGGTAAATTTAAATTTAGTGATTTTGCACGTAGTGTCATACAAGACTTAGCCAAGATGATCGCTAAGGCAATGATCTTCAAGGCAATATCATCAGCACTTGGTGCATTTGGTATATCTATACCAGGACTTGCATCAGGTGGTCCTGTAGAGAAAGGTCAACCATACATTGTTGGTGAGAAGGGCCCAGAATTATTCGTTCCGCAAGGTGCAGGACAAATCGTACCTAACAATAAATTAGGTGGTGGTAATGGTGGTACTGCTGCAAGCGCACCAACAGGTCCTATCACAAATAATTACAATACATATAACATCAATGCACTTGATGCCAAATCAGTAGCACAATTGTTTGCTGAAAATCGCAAAGCAATATTTGGTGCAAACAAAATGGCAGAACGTGAAATGAGTTATGCAGGAGCAAGATAATGCCAGCAGGTTTACAGACAATTATTGATAAAGCAAGTTCATTAACAATAGATCGCAGAAAAGTTGTTGGCGTACAAGTCACACGCAACGAAATACCACGCACAAGTTTGACGCCAACTAAACAACCATGGCGTTTTAAATTGAATATGCCAAGTAGTTTGCGTTATTATAACAACCGTGACTTGTTAGAAGCATTAGATACGATTGATCGTTATACACCACAAACAATTACATTTAGCAATAATAGTTGTTTAAGTTGGATATTTCGTTATCAAGGTGCAATGTCTGGTGCACAAATTAATGCCATAACTGTACAAACTTTTGTTGGCAATCAATTGGTATTGACAGGATTGCCAACAGTTGGTTCAAGTACAATATTATTTGAACCAAACGATTTGATACAGATTGGTGCTTATACATATCCATTCACAAGCACGACACAAATATT